TAGATAGGCCACTGATCTCCGGAGAGATTCAGAGTCACACTGATTTCACATGCCTCTGCATCAGTATGAGGTTTTAATTCAGCCCCGTGTTGATACCAACGAGCATAGGTGTAAGTTGGGTATAGGGATTCGCCCAGTAATTGATTCATAAAAAAAATCTTTGAGTATAACAATTTCACAAACGCAGGATACATGTACACTGCCGGAGCATGATTCACGTTAGAGTCTGATTTTACAAAATTATTAACGCAATCTGTTTTGAACTGTCGAGCCAGTACTTCGCACAGTTCGGGATGTAAAAACTCTTCTATTCGAACATAATTCTTTAACTGTAATTGCTCATTCATCTTCAATTACAGCCCACACATCGTGTTCGGGCATGTTGTAAAAACTTTGACCCTCCACAACTAATTCACTACCGGCGTAGGGATGAAATAAAACTCTAGTGCCAACTGTCAAAACTGTAGGCATAAAAACTCCAGTTTTTTCTGCATACTTTCCGGGCCCTACTGCGATCACAGTGCCTTTGGTGGCTTTTTCTTGCGCAACGTCGGGTAAAATTAATCCCCCAGCGGTGCTGGAAATTTGGTCATCTTTTTTTACAAATACTCTATCAAATACTGGCTTGACTAACATATGCTCTCCTGGTGAAGTAGGGTATTTATAGTTGGCAACACCTGGGTCCGGTAGTTTGTGATATTATAGTTTTTTACGCTAAATATCTGTATATGTGGAATCCCGATGACTGCTCCAATTAAAAACCTACGAGTAATACCCCGAGAAACTGATTTTTTAAATAGAAAAATCGGCTCTTCTGGTGAAATCTTTTATGATCGCGATCAAGACACGCTGAGATTATATGACGGAAATCTTTTAGGAGGCATTAGCCTTGCTAAAACGGATTTAACTAATATATCTAATGCTGTATTTTTAGCCAAAGCTAATTCGGCAGGATTCAGCGGTGGAGTACAGTCGGGGGTTGCCGGAAAAATAGCCTACTATCCTTCGAACGGGTCTCAGGTCAACGACTTAACTGCATTAACATGGCTGGATGATTCTACTAACACTTTAGTGTTATCAGGAGTTATAGATATCACAGGCCAAAAAAATCGTATTAGATTTCATTGGGATACGTTAGCAGATCTCAACGACGAAGTATCGCCTGTAGATTATCACGGTATGGTAGCTCACGTGCATGACACTGGCAAATTGTATTATGCTCATAATGGCGCATGGGTTCCTGTGGCTGCTGAAAGCAGTCTGCCGAACACTTTTAGAACCATTGCGATAGCAGGACAAAGTTCAGTGATAGCGGACACAACCACAGACACGCTGACATTGGTAGCTGGTACAGGTATCACTCTAACCACAAATGCTGGTACCGATACTATTACTATCACAGGTACTGCCAGTACGGGTAACATAACTTTTGCTGCCAACACCATAGACAGCACAGACAGCACAGCTATTACAATAACACCAGCAGTGAATTTTGAATCAGATGTTGTGGTAGGCAATGAAATTGTATTTGCAGACGGCTCGAGACAGGCTACTTCTGCTGTGGGTATCCCGGGACCACAAGGTGAACAAGGTCCTGCAGGAGCTACAGGAGCAGGTACGGGTGATGTGGTCAGTGCAGGCGGCAGCTATGTGGACAACAGAATTGTTCGCTACGATGGTACAACAGGCACGATCATACAGGTCAGCAGTGCCAGTATATCAGATGCAGGATTACTTACAGCTACCAGCTTCAGCGGTATTGGCACACTACTCACCGCACTAAATGCCACTGAACTTACTTCGGGTACTATACCTAACAGTCGATTCCCAGCTACACTACCTGCAAGTTCTGGAACTAATCTTACCGCACTAAATGCGACCCAGTTGACATCTGGCACCGTTCCAGATGACCGCTTTCCAGCTACACTACCTGCAAGTTCGGGAACCAATCTTACTGATTTAAATGCAACTCAGTTAACATCCGGTACAGTTCCAATAGGTCGCATAGGGGCATCGGGTACGCCTAGTGCCAGCACCTACTTGAGAGGTGATAACTCATGGGCTACTGTTACTGGCGGATCTTCATCAAACAGCTTCGCTACTATAGCAGTAGCGGGTCAGAGCAGTGTTGCAGCTGACAGTAGCACGGATACACTGACATTAGTGGGTGTAGGAATTACCATTACCACAGACGCCACTACAGACGCTATAACTTTTACAAGCAGCGGCGCATCATCCGACAGTTTTAACACTATAGCAGTGGCTGGTCAAAGCTCAGTGGTGGCAGATTCCAGCACAGACACCCTGACACTGGCAGGTGGTACAGGTATTTCTATCACCACAGACGCAGGCACAGACACAGTAACCATAACCAGCACAGTTACAGCAGGTGCAACTGCATTCACAGGACTTAGCGATGCAATATCTGCTTCATTAACTATAGATAAGATATATCTACCTGCGATTACTATGTTGACAGTTACAAACAATGGGGCATCGGCCTATAGATTTGATCAATATGGAACTTCAGATGACCCTACGATATATGCTATGAATGGAACTACAATCGCATTTAATTTGCAGGCGTCCGGCCATCCATTTTTAATCCAAGATAACACAGGGGTTAACTTTAATACCGGATTGGTGCATGTAACTACAGCAGGAGTAGTGACTACGGGCTCGTCAGCACAAGGCAAAGATTCAGGTACATTGTATTGGAAGATTCCGGACACAGTTTCTGGTAATTATAGATACCAATGCGGTTCACATGCCTCCATGATAGGCACTATCTCCGTGAAAAACTTTGGCAGTATTTAATTTTTCTGCGCCTGAGACCAATCTCTGATTCTTGTCTCTAACTGTTTTCTTATGTTAGTGATATCTTGTTTCATGTCGCCTCCCATGGTAGGCAGTTGACGACTATAGATCATCTCCATGTGCATACTGTCTAATTTTTTTATTTCCCCAATCAGTTTGTTCAACAACTGTTGAGATTCCTGCTTGGCCGGCCCGTCGGGCATGGTGCCTATAGCAGTACGATATTTCGCACAGTCCTCTTGGAATCTACTAGACCTTTGTAATAGCTCTGACATTTTCTAACTCCAATATAGTTTCTATCTTCACACGTATCACTTGATTATTTAATGTGGTGCGCAGTCCCGAATGTAATTGTTTGGGCAAATAATCTAAATCTGCCCAGCACACAGTCTTCGACGCTGTAGTCAAAAACTCTTGATCGACCACGCACACATACGTGCCATATTCAAAGCCGCGATCCTCTGATAGATAAAGTTCTATAGGCACTATTCGACCCTGTGCATATTGGTTTAACAACATGTCAGCATCTTCTAACAGGCTGTTATTGCGTTGAAATGTAGGCACAGTCCATCGATCGTCGTCTAGGATTAGCAGAATTCTGCTTGTGGTTTTAGCTAAGAATAATAATCCGGCACGCTGTTGCATGCAGATACTTATCCGCCCGCAGCCTTGAAGTTCCACTCTCCTGGAAGATACTCGCCTTCAAACGCTTTGAGCCATTGAGCACTGTCCCACTTATACTTGATACCTGTACGAATATTTTGGATATGTGTGGGAGAAAATGTTTCCCCGGCCATATCAGCAGCTTCCAAGGTATTGTCTGCAGGATTCCAAATTGTAGCCCATGTTTGCCCAGTCCATTCTACTATGGAATTGGCCGTGATCACAGGATCCGTGCCGTCTTGATTTTCCCAGCTTGAATCGTTGTTGCTGGGGTTTCGCCAGGCCTGCGGACCACGGTAAGGAATATTTGTGCTGTCGGCTGGATTAGACGGAAGATTGATAAACCCTCCACGGTTCTCACTGTTGTTGACATCATCCAACATCAAGAATCTCAGTCCCAGCGGTATCTGTGCATGTGATCCGTAGACTTCCAAGGGATTATATTTGTAGGGATCTATGATAGCGTCTACGGTGCCTCTAGCAGCAACTCCTGGTATTGTACTGGCTATGTCATCGTTGGCCGGATATGTGTCTGCATCTAACGTTACGGTAAGCACAGTGGCGTCTAATGGATTGATCACAAATGTGCCTACTATTTCAAATCCGCTGAATTTCTTAAACCATACCTCGCTGCCCGGTACATATCCGCCTTGTACCTCTAGGATTTTAGCCCATTCCACAGGTTCGCCGTTTTTATATTCGCGTTGATCAAGACCTGTTGAAATCACTGCGTCTGTGGGATTTACAATAGTGAGATCATATTGATTATCGTTGACCACACCAGTGTTGGATTTGAATAACAGCACTCGATAACGACCATATGTTTTTCCAGCTAACGAAGTGTTAGGCGGTGAAGTATTGTAAATGAGATCTGAAAGATTCAATACTTCGCCCTGCTCTGTGAATACATTGGCCACAATGCTCTGTACTATTCCTAATTTTTTAACTTTGGCCGGCGGAGATATAAACACAGGCATTTCAAATTCCATACTACATATGTCTATGTCGCTTTCCGCACCTTGAGGAATAGTTCTGCTGGAAAAATTAGTACTGGTCAAGTACATGGCGCTGAGACTGGTCCAGTCGATGTAGTTGTCGGTGGTCTGTAATTCTAGGCTGGGATTAAACAGCACCAATATCTGTTCCAGCAACTGTAATTTTTGATCTGTGTTTGAAGTCCACAGATCTGCTTTCATGGTCAGCTTGAACGGAGTAGGCATGAGTCTTTCAACGGTGTAGCTGCCACCTTGTGCTCCCGTGTATTCTCTGGTGCCGCCGGCATCTGTGAATCTACGTTCTCTCACGTGTATCTTAGACACAAATGTAGGATCACTGAGTCTGCTGGTATCCATTTCAATACCTGTGATATAACAGGCAATCCTTGGCACAGTGGGCATTTTGTTTTCTGAATTATCTTTGATGATACTGGCTACCTGCCTTGTCAAGTCGCCGTACATCACAGGTATCTGACGCTGCTCGCCGTCTCCTGCTTGATATTTAAATCCAATGAACACACGCATGAACTGTGTAACATATCGTCTTATCTGTCCGTCGTAGTGAAAATCCATTATAGGTCTGCCTCAGGTCTTAGAGCCTTGCTGAGACTCTGTTTTTCTTTAACTGTGTGTCCGTCGATGGTGCTCACTGTAGGATTATTAATGAACGTAGACTTCTGTGTCTGTCTCACGTCCTTGCCTGCAAAAGGTTTACCAGCAGCTACATCGCTGGCACCAAGATTGCTCATGGTCATACGCACATTGTCTTCGAACTTGCGCCATCTTGCGCCATCAAATCTGAATAGTCTGTTAGGTAGATAATCTGTTCGCAGTGCAAACTGTCCATTGATAGGATTATTAGGGAATGAAATGCCTGCGGTAAAAGGAGGCTGCGTGGTGCATCTGCTTCTGCTTGATCAAGCACCGCAGCAGTGATTTGCATTTCTTTTTCGTAGGTACTGACAACATCTCGCAAGGTATCAGCTAATGCAAAATAAGTGGTGTTAGGCGGAGCTATTCCAGTGGTCTCTTGCAACACTTGATATTTTTTACCATTCTCAGCAAGTACCACATCACCAGGATAGTATGTTATCGTCGAATTGTAAGCGCCTTTGTAGAATTCTCTGTCTGCGATATCGTCTAAGATCTGTTTGAATTCTTGACTGTCTACTAAAGGTTTACACTTGGCTCGATATAGATGCGGATACCATGTAGCTGAAAATCCTTCTGCTGCTCTGCTGACTTCTTCAATTACAAAAAAACGTTTCAGCGCAAAGGTTAGGTCATTGAGAGCATGTTCGTCTTTGAGATGTGGAAGTTCTATAACGTCGCCTGCGATGATTTTTCTACCTAATTTTTCCACGGTGTCGGAGATATGAAACGTGATAAAAATAGTATCACTCTGTAGAAACAGCCCAAACTGGCTGAGGTTAAAATCAATGTCAGAGATATTGTAAACACCACGCATCACATATACATCGGGATCATACTTGCGATCACGATTTTCTAAAAATAACAGATCTTGTATGTTTGCTACATTATCATTGGCATAGGTAGGAGTACTAGGAGTGTCACCTTGTATAGCTGCACCGGGACCTATGTACCTATGCACCAGCACATCTGTTCCGCCAACTTGGAACATTTCCCAGGCGGATTTATCTATAAAGCGGTAATCGTTGCCCTTTTCGGGACGGTATAAACTGAGTCTTGGCATAGTCATATATTTACCGCTACGATAAATACTCGTATGAGCACATCAGACCAAGCCAAAAATTCTGTTTACAACTACTGCAAAACCATGCTAGGCGATGGTATGGTAGATGTAGAACTAGATCCCATACACTACGACACAGCACTTAATCGTGCTCTAGCAGTTTTCCGCCAGCGTTCAGATAATGCTGTGGAAGAAAGCTACATGTTTTTAACTCTAACTGAGAGTACCAACGAGTACATACTGCCTAAAGAAATACAGCAGGTACGTCAGATATTCCGCAGATCAGTAGGATCAAGAACTGGTAACGGCACAGGTGGCACAGTATTTGAACCATTTAACTTAGCCTACGCCAACACCTATTTGTTAAGCTCAACTAACATGGGCGGGCTGCTAACCTATGAATTGTTTAGTCAGTATCAAGAATTAGTGGGCAAGATGTTTGGTAGCTACATTAATTTTACATGGAATCCACAAAACCATAAAATTATCATACATCAACGTCCCCGCGGTGAAGAAAGCGTTATGCTAATGGTCTATAATATC